TACTCAGAAATTAGTGCATCATCTTTAATCTGCCAATATAGATAAGACGCATCAAAGTTTCTAATAAGCATATCATTGTATTTTTTTCCAGTATTTTCCATATTAAATTTTCTCCTTTATTCAAAATAATTCTTTACACAAGTTTCAATGTCAGCGTTGATGGAACAGATACTATCCAGTGGTATATGTGTTTCTCCATCCTTAACAAGCTGCATCATATCTGGTGGTATTGCAGTTACCTTGTCCCGTAAATCCCAGTATATTTTTGAGATAATTCCATCCACATACTTATCTGTCTCTGATCTTATCGCACTCCACAAATAGTTATTTTTACAATTTTCAACATAGGAATCATCGTCAATATATTTCTTCAATTCATCTGCAAAAATCTCTCTGATTCTCTCAGGTGTGAGTGCGTCCAACTCTAAACCTTTTTCCAGACCATTAATCCCATTTGTTTCTTTCATCCAGGAATCCAGACCTTTTTTCTTGGGAGAGTACATATTATTTTTCAGTTCTTCTTCTGATAACTGATCTGGTACGATTCCAATTCGTTTAGCAATAACTCTCACATTCATCCCCAACTGTTTCGCCATAATCTCAGCCTGTACCTTAAATGTGTTGGCGATTGAATAACCCGTTGGATCATAGTCACTCATAATCAGAAATACCAGCTCTTTTATTTCATTCTCCGAATTATCACGGATTTTTCTCAAAAGTGTTTCCATAGCACCAAAAGCACACAAACCTTTTGAGGATATTGCGGAACATCCTAAAAGTTCACTAATATCACGAATGAATTGGAAGATGGTATCTTTCTCGCAACACACCACAATGTTTTTATACGGGCTGAAGCTATATCTATCTGGAACGTTATAATTTCTACTCTCATCACAAATCATAATGTCACGGTATGTAAGTTTTCCTTGCTTCACAAGTTCAGTTAGGTACTTCGACAACACTTTGTCCCATCCTGTCAGTGCTTCTTCTGTATCATCTTCAGCCGTGAGCAGTCCCAACTTATCCAGCGTAGGTTTTACAACCGCATACCAAAAGTTTCTCTGTGATCTCTCATATCTACAGGTACAGAACTCTTTCTCATTCATGATAATGCTTCGCATCAGTTCTGATTTCTTCAGGCTGCCTAATTTTTCACGAATCTCTTCTACTGGCAAATCCTTTATCGCTGCTCTTAATTCTACAATTGTATCTTTCAAAAAAATTCTCCTTTATTTACAAAACGAAAACGCACACTATTAAAATCGCTGAAACCCTTGCAAATATTGACTATTTAGCATTTTTTCACATCAAAAATCTGTTCAAAATTACCCCTGGATTTCGTATGCTATTTTTTCTTTCCAACACCATTAATACCCTTATATAACAAGGCATTCAGCGATTTTACTGTTTTCAAAATCTGCTTAAAATTACCCCTATTGTATACAAATGTATAATATGAATGACCGTAGGAAATGAGTGTGGGGGGTGGGGACACCTCACATAGATATTCTCTCTCACCCATCACTCTAAATTTCATTCCAATCCAATCTCTACACATACACACTCTCTGATACACACTCTCTATCTCTAAGCTAATAATTCAATCTCTAGTTCATTACTCATCTGTATTACTACATCATCTGTATTAACTGGTATATCATCATTAGTAAACTCATCCTTAAATGACTCTGGACTTACAAAGATATACTTGTTATACTCAAATCCTTTATCTGAATATTCTTTCTTTACAATCAAACATCTTTCCATATGTAGCTTTTTGATATATTTCCTGATATTATGTTTGTCCATGTCCAAATCATCAGCTAGCTGATCATATGTTACGGATTTACCATTTGACAGATTTCGTACCAGTGTAATAAACACAATGTACTCAGCTTGTGTGATTTTTCCATCAATCAATGCACCAGCTATCGAGAAATAAAACTCAATGTATCCTTGTTGAAATTCCTTTAATCTTCTGGCAAGTTTCAGTCTGCACTCTTGAAACTTCTTCGGCTGCTTCGGATCAGGAATCATTTCAATCCATTTTTTTGCTTCTAGTTCCAAAAGCAGAGTTTTCAGAAGTCGATCTGCGATACATTGTTTCTTTTTCACGGATGAATACAAAAGCTCTTTCAGGTTCCTAACTCTGAATCCTCTACGTCCAAATGAGTCCTTGTACACATCTAATAAGGTAATAATCAGATATTCATTCCCTGTCATTGTTCTCAAATCCTTGTTCAATAATATTTTTTTATTGATTCTCGCTGCATCTGCTTTTCCTAATGACAGCTTCGCTCCATTATGGTAAGTTCCGCAGTAAGCCTTATCACACTGATCCTGAATCCACGCTCTATGCTTATCACCTTCAGGAAATGACTCATAGCATCCTAAGAGCTTATAATCTGTATCCAGAAAGCGATCTGTATCTTCCTCGATCACCTTCTTATCCTTTGGTGGTCTGCATTTTGTGTTGTATTCCTGGCATAAGGTATGAATCTTTGACTTCGTGTATCCGTCCATCTGAAGCATTTTTACGATTCTTCCATGCCAGAAGTTACGCTGTCCCTCGTCAGCTCCTTCATTCATGACCTTTTGGATGCACAAATAGCATGGGTAATCATCCAGTGCTTCATAGTTCCAGTCCACTTTATCTAAGATTTTGGCAGTTTCCTGTGTTTCCGTGAAATAATCCATTTGTCTACGGATATAGGACAAATCAAATTGCTTAAACTTGCTCCCAACCATATAGGAATTATTTACCATCTTGACATACGCCCAGTTATCACGATTCTCATAATCGTAACTGCCATCAGCCTGTTTATGATTATAGGTACAAGGTGGTCTTGATATTTGAGTTGGTGATGCAGCTTGCGGATCAGCGTTCAAAATTGATACAAGTTTCCTATTTAAGTCCCATACTTCATTGAGCTTACAGGTTGGCTTAATAGAGACATAAAAGTGGAATCCATGTCCACTGGCTACACAAGCGTGAAGATATAGCTTCGGCAGCTTGTTATGAATCCAGTGAGTGAAATCTGACGCATCGTGAAGGTCTGGAAAGTCTTTCTGATCAAAGTCCAGATAGAGAACCTTCCTCTGTCTCTGCGTAGTCTTAGTCCCGTTCTCTTTCCCTCTGTTGGTTGCAAGTTGGTTGTAAACATCGTGAGTATAGCGGTACTTCTGGATGAACGCTGCA